AGACTGCACGGCAGTGACGATTTCGGAGCCATTTGATAAGCGTAAGAACCCTGCTTGGTTAGTGGCTGCGGGCGTCCAGTTTGTGGCGTCTTCTTGGTCGGACCAGCGGATCAACATGGGGTCAACTGTAGCGGAGTCATACTCATTAGCGCCAAATGCGAAGACAAAACGGCTAATATCTGAAGTCAAAATCAAGTTTTGGTGTGTAGGTACATTAGTCGCCCCAGCTAAAGACGACAGTAAAACCCCCCGTGAGGCTACACTCCCTGTTGCATCCCAGTAATAGATAGCGCCCCCGCGTGGGCCATAGATTAAATCCTCACCAAAATTAGCTTGGCTCCAAATACGAATAGAGTCTTCTGTTGCTTGCCCAACCCCCCATGCACCCCCCGCCCAAGCGCCAGCGCCCCAACCAGTAAGTGGCACAACTGCTGCTGGGCCTATGTTAATTTGATACGCGGCGGTAACGGTACCGCCGCCTGTTGCTGTGCTAGATGCGGGGGCGCCTGCGTCGATAGTGTAAGTCGTGCCACCTGTGGAGGTGAGTTGGTACTCGCCGTTTAAGTTTAAGCCCCCAACAGTGCTTGCCCCACTAAAAGTGACAAACGCACCGTCAGAATACCCCTCATTTGTGTCTTCAACCTCAACAATTGGCGAACCACTGCTGGTTGTAAATGGGTCAGTTAGCGTTTCTGTCGCCCGCAAGGGGGTGATGTCGCTATACCCACCACCAATCTCGAGATAAAACTTCAGATTTGTACCGAGGCTTACGATATTGACGCCGCCAAGCGTTACCCAGTTGCTAAGAGCGCGGCAAACACCTAAAAATGTGCTACTAGATATGCGTTGCCAGCCGCCAATTTTCTCGGGTGTGCCCTGCCGGAATCGAATTTTGTCGCAGTCGTACCAGCCGCCTTCAGTGGTGTAGCGGGTATTCTCTCGGTTAACACCGGGCTTTAGGACAATTTTCTTTAATGGCATAGTGGGCTCTTATGCAACAAGTCCGGATAAGTATACTGTTTTACCATCTTTTTTGGTAGCGGTAAGTGCTTGCTTCTTGTTGTCGCCGGGGTTGTAGCTGACATGCACCCAACCGGAATCAGGGACGCCGGGGGTATAAAACTCAAGAATTACTTGGCGGAAGTTCAAATTGTCCACGATCCACTGTGCCAGCTCAGCGTTAGCCACCCCGGGAATCTCGATGTCCGCAGCCATACCCTTACAGTGGTCCGAAGTCTTGGAGCCGCCTACTTTGGTGTTTACCTCGGCACTGCGGAAGCCTGAGTTGACTTTAACGGGCATGCCGAAGCGCTCACGCACAGGCTGTAACACGCACTCACACAGGATAGTCAGGTTCTCTAGCTGGTCGACACCGGGGGTATTGTCGATGTCATGGCGTAGGGCGGTTTCGCTTTTGGTCATCTCCGCAAGAGAGAAGTTGGCGGTTAGTTTCATATAAACTCTTCTTTGAATATCTGTATGCAGGCAAGTTTAAAACTTGCAACATCTAAGTCTGCGACTAGTTTATGTCTGACTGCGTAATTCGTCTTCTCGCACTGACTAGCTGTCGCCGTTACGCTGCCGTTAGCAAATCCGCAGTCACTATTAGTAAAACAAATAAAGGCGATAGGTATCCAGAAAGACATAGCGTACTCCCGAATTATTTGACGGCGTTCCGTAATTGATCGCCCTTATCTTTACTCCCCATGCTGCTACCGAAATAGTAGCTCAGGATTTGCGTCACCGCAGCAGACAAGACGCCGAGGATGTAGATCAGGATGTCTTTAGCCTCGGGCTTCACTTCCACAAAGATGAGCACCGCAAACAGCAGGAACGACAGGCTAACAACGCCTAGCGCCAAAGCCGGCGTGACAATTTTATTAAGGAGAGGCGCGTTCGCACTCGCAGCAATAGCCATCTCGCGCTCACGAGCGCTGTTTTTATCCGCAAGAATAGCTTTAAATTTGTCATGCTCAAGCTGCTTTATTTTGGCTTCCGCTTCGGGGTCGGCAGTGATGGCTTTCATCACCGCGTCTACTTCATCCTTGACGCCAAGCTGTTTAGAAAGCGCACTGACCGCCATACCCGCCAAAGGGCCGCCAAGCGCAGTCGCGATGCCGGGCGCAAAGCCCTTAACCATCGAAATAAGATCATCCATTCCCGCCCCTTGTATATATGGCCCACACCAATACGGCGATAACAATCACGCCAGACAAAACAGAAGCCACGATTAAGACGCCGTTAATCCACGCCCAAATCGTTTGTTTTCGTTTGTACGCCGCCATCGCAATAGCCTTGGCTTTTGCATCTCGTTTTCGCTTGGCATCAGCTTGAAACTGCAGCCAGTCGTCCCACAAGCCCGCCCGACCAGAATAGACCATCAACTCTTGTAGCGCTTTTTCGTTTTGCTTAATCGTCTCCAACGCGAAGAACGCCTCAGAATCAGACCCACTGGCGTTTGCTTTCTTGGCTATCGCGGCCTTGTTGTCAAAGAAGCTGAAAAGATGCTGCCCCGCTGCCATGATGTCCCCACCATTGGCTACGGTTTCTTTAATAACCGCGAACGCTGCGTTAGCAACGGCTAGTTCCGCTAACACGCTAACTCATCTCTGCTTAGACGCCTACCGAGCCAGCCATATCCTCCTGCGTCATGACCCATTCGTAACATTTAGAAAGAAAGTCATTGCCTGTCTGGGCTTCAACTTCTGCTATTGAACAGTGGTAGCGGCGAAACTCAATGTCACGAGTGTCTTCATCAGTTGGTGCAGTTGCATAACCAGCTACATCAATCATAACCGTGTGTCGGCTGTCTGCGTCACGAGTACGAGATATTGCCGCTGTAACAATGCGAAAGTAAGCGCCTGTGAATGGCACGCCATACTGTGAGTTAGATAAGTCTTTTTGAATAGCCATTTTTGGATCCTTTAGTACGGCTTTGTAGGCCAAGTTATGTTATCTGGAAAACCAGCTTGTGATGGAACATCTCTTAGTGCTTGTCTGTATGTTTTCCATTCATCTGTAATCCTATCAGCAAGTGCATATACGTCTGACTCACTGAGTAGATTGTCTCTTTCTGTACGAGCCATCATAGGCTTCATGCTATCCTGTTCAGCATTTATTGCTGCTATCTCTTCATCTGACATAGCTACAAGAACACCATTTACCATTTTATCCATGTTGTTATCCTTTTAATTAGTTAGAAATTCCATACAGTGATGCACTGCCGCCAACAAAAGTTCCTATTAATTGGATAGAATTGTTACCTTGCTCTCCCCAATACCCACCATAGTTTTCAAGCTTGCCGCTGGTAGTACTGCCATGCACAGTGACTAATTCTTGAAAGGAGGCACGTTGGTAACTTAAGGTGCTGGCTCTAGCTAAGTCAGTTATATTTACAAAACCATGAACCCCATACTTAGACGCAGATGTATTGATATTAAACTCACTATCCCCACTTGAACTGGTTAGATTTTTGTAATTAAGGCCAGAGTCATAAACACCATCTATGCCGAAACGCATGGTAACATTTGTATAATCGGTTGCTACTTGTAGCATTAAAAAATACTGCGTGTATCCTGTAGCCCCAGTAAACTCTATTGAACTAACCGAACTTGTAATATTTGATGTACTAATCAAAGTCATAGAACCACCACCACCACCGATAGCCGCTCCATCAAGAAGCAAAGCCGTGCCGTCACTCGACAGTGTGATACCAGCGCCAGAGCCTGTGTGATCTGTTTGTATTTTACCCATTATGTATATCCTACCTCGCTTGTGTTGACAGTGGCAACCCACCGAATGTTTGTAGCCGCTGCACCAGTGACTTCGATCTTGAGGCCGCCGTTGGTTGTGTCAGCAGTCAAGGTGATAGCCCACGCAGAGGCACCGGCAGTAGCATACAGCTTGTCCTGAATACCGTTTCCCAAGACAGTCGTGGCTGCACTACCGTCACGCAACAATGCACCCTTAATCTCCCAGCTTGCGTAATCGCTGCCAGCGGACGCCTGTTGCCGTGCAATGATAGTGCCGTGGAAGGCGTAAGCAGAGTTGTTGGGAAGGATGATTTGGTTTGTGGTGCCAGCGGCTTGGTTTCGAGTCGTGAGGGCTTCGGGTGTGGCATCTACAGTGTCGCTACGAAGAACGAAAAGACCTTGCTGTGCGTCCCCTACAGAGGAAAACCTACCAGATGCATAAGCGTAGTGGCCTTGAACAGTTGGGGTGGCGGATAGATAGCCAAAAGAGTGACTATATTGCGAAGAAGCGTTACCCCCACCTATAGCAACAGCCCTACCCCCTTCGGAAAAACTGTCACGCCCTATTGCTATACTGTTTGTGTCCGTTGCAAGAGTGCCGCCGCTGCCAATAGCAACAGACTCATCTCCACTTGCTTTAGCAAGCCGCCCCATCGCAATCGAATTAGCACTAGTAGCGCCATAGGTTGCTGTGTTGCTGGTTATGGCCACTGCAAAGCTGTCTGCGCCGGAAACTCTGGACTTTCCAAGGCTAACTGCACCAGCACCGAGAGAGTAGGAGTCTCTACCAAGGGCTGTGGCGGCTGCGCCAGAAGCGACAGTGCCCAAGCCTATAGCTATTGCAGCAGCAGAACTAGGTTGAGCATCCCCAAATACGGCAAAGGTATCATCCGACCTAGCCCAAGAGCCCGGACCTAGTCCGATTGAATTACTTGAAGATGCTTTTGCCCCACTACCAATGGCCACCGCATTTGTACCAGTAGCAGAGGGTGCAGTCGGAGTTACAGGGTTTTCAGCATACAACTCAAGGGCTGTACCACCACCAGCAGCTTGAAATGTTGGGGCCAATCCCGCACCATTAGAAGTAAGGACGTGAGTAGCAGTGCCAACGTCTGTGATACCTACCGCAGCGGTTCCGTTACCGAATAGAACACCTTTGTCGGTGAGAGTTGCTACGCCTGTGCCTCCACCTGTTACAGGCAGGTCTGTAGCATTGGTTAGGGTTAGTGAGGACGGTGTTCCCAATGCAGGCGTAACAAGTGTCGGGCTGGTGGCAAAAACTACTGACCCTGTACCTGTTTCGTCAGTCAGGGCTATTCTAAGGCTTGTTGAATTAAATGACCCAAGTGATGTGGCGTTACCTACGCTTGTGACTGCACCTGTAAGGTTTGCGTTAGTGGTAACGTTGCCCGCAGTTAAACCCGCCGCTGTGCCTGTAATGTTTGTGCCAACTAAAGCGGATGGGGTTCCCAGTGCAGGAGTTACCAGAGTTGGGGATGTCGATAAGACAACATTGCCCGAACCCGTTGAAGTTGTAACGCCCGTGCCGCCCCGCAATACGGTAAGCGTTCCCGTGGTACCCGCGACGATCGGAAGTCCTGTAGCGTTGGTCAGTGTTGCCGAGGATGGTGTTCCCAGTGCTGGAGTTACCAGAGTTGGGGACGTAGCCAGAACGTTGCTGCCCAAACCGGTGTTGGTGACGCTAACGACTTGACTGCCGCCATTTAAAGCCAACGCAGTAGAAGCTGTCAGTGAAGACAGTGTAGTAGTACCAGACGCGGACAACGTAGTGAACGCACCCGCCGCAGGGGTTGTAGCCCCGACAGTGCCGTTGACGTTGATACTCGCGGTGCCGGTCAGGTTTGTGACGATACCGCTGCTCGGGGTTCCTAGGGCTGGAGTTACTAAGACGGGGCTTGTGGCAAAGACATTTGCACCCGATCCGGTTTCGTCGGTAAGCGCCGTAGCCAGTTGTGCAGACGTGAACGAGCCTAGTGATGCTGCGTTACCCACGGAAGTTACTGCACCTGTGAGGTTCGCATTAGTTGTCACATTGCCAGCGGTCAAGCCAGCTGCTGTGCCCGTAATGTTTGTGCCGACTAGAGCAGAGG